GACTTCGTTCTCAAGACCAAGCAGCAGGGGTCCAACCCCGCAACCCCGCCCAAGAGGTCTAACGACGTCGATGGGGCTGACCCTGAGATTGCCAAGCGCATGCAGGAGCGCCACGACAGGCTTTACGGAAAGAATAGTGAGGAGTAAGCATGAGCTACTTCGACGGCCCCGCAAAGGGCTACGGCTGGAATGCTGGTCACTTCCTCGTCAATGACGAGACCTGCATCCGCCAGACCATGACCATCGCAGCAAACCACGCTCAGGTCGTGACCCGCGACAACGGGCGAAAGGTGGTTCCCGCTGGCGCTGTGATTCCTGCCAACGGCGCTACCGCCAAGGGAATCCTCTTCGAGGACATTGACGTCACCGAGGGTGCGAAGCCCGGTTCCGTTGTCATCGCCGGAACCATCTATGGCAATCGACTTCCCGCAGCGCTCGCCGATGCTGCGGCTACGGCTCTGAAGGGCATCACGGTCCTGACCGAGCCGACCATCACTCGCCCGTATACCAACGCTGTAGAGTAAGGAGGACAGAAGATGGCAAAGTTCATCAACGAGACCCTTGGCCTTGTCAATCCTGCCGACCTTCTGGCCACCGGGTTCCAGATTTCCCGACCCAATGACCCGCTTGAGGGCCTTTTCGATGACCAGCAGACCAACAACCTCGTGGCAACCTACCACACGCTGGCCTCCCAGTACCAGATTCCGCAGATGGCGCAGTTCCACGCCTTCGACGTGCCTGCCCAGAAGTCCATCCCCGCGCCCATCGATGAGCACAACGTGGAGAAGGGCCTCATCAAGGTCAAGCGCTCCACGACCGAGCTTCTTCGACAGCTCACCCAGCGCGGCGTGAACGTCGAGGCAGAGCTTTACAACCACGTCATGGACTTCGCGGGTGACCTCAGCGACCAAGTTGTGACCCGTGCCAAGGTGGCCCGCGCCGAGCTTATGGCAACCGGCAAGGTGACCATCAAGGAGAACGGCATTGACGCGACCATTGACTACGGCGTGCCCGCTGGCAACCTTGCGCTGACACTCGACTTCGGCGCCGGTGCCGATGATGACATCCCGACCCAGCTTCAGGCAATCGTTGACAATGCAGCTGACGCTGGCGTGACCATCACCGGCATGGTGACCAGCCGAAGCGTCCTGACCAAGATGCGCCAGAACACCGCCATCCAGCAGGCAATCAACGGCGTCAACATGACTGGCGTGCTCGTTTCCAACGCGGCGCTCCGCGCTTGGCTCGATGACGAGTATGGCATCAGCACCGTAATCACCGATGACCTCAGCTATTCCACCCCGTACACCATGGACGCGAATGGCCGTCCGGTCGTTACCTCCAAGCGCTACTTCCCCAAGAACGTCTGCACCTTCTACGGCACGGGTAACGGCATGCGTCTCGGCTCCGGCCTGTGGGGCGTCCCGCCTGAGGAGGAGCTTGGCGCCTACTATGAGGGCGGCGTGACCGGCTCCCGCAACCCGTTCGTCTACATCTCCCAGTGGGCGGAGAAGGACCCGGCAGTGCTTTGGACCAAGGCATCGGCGCTGTTCATCCCCGTCCTCTTCAACCCCTACAGCCTCTACGTCTGCAAGGTCATCGAGACCGCCTAAGGGGTAGGGAATGGACGCGACAACGCTTGAGGACATCCTGTGTCACATCCACAACTGGTTCGAGCGCGAAAGCGTGACAGCCACCGTGGAGGTTACGGATGGCGAGCTTCCAGCGTCCATGTCGGCGCACCTGCTGGAGGGGCAGTGGTACCGCATCGATGGTAGCGTGCTCAATGACGGTCTTCATCAGCACCCGGACACCGGGCTGAGCGATGAGACGTTCGAGGGCACAATCACCACGCTTGCGATTCCAAAGCCCCTCCTGCGCCTTGCCCAGCGCATCCAAGATTACGTCGACCAGACCGCAGATGCCACCGCAGCAGCACGGAGAAGCCCATACCAGTCCGAGAGCTTCGACGGGTACAGTTATTCGCTAAAGAGCGGCATCGGGTCAAATTCAGGCTCTGGTGGCCTCACAGGGTGGCAGTCGGAGTTCGCAGGCGAGCTTAACGCATGGAGGAAGCCTTACTAATGGCGTTTCCGGGGATGATGAACGAGTGGGTCAGGGGATGCACGCTTCTCGAAAAGACGCGCGTTCCTGACGGCGAGGGCGGCTGGGACACCCGCTGGGTCGACGGCATGGCCTTCGATGCCGCAATCACCCACAGCAGCACCATCGAGGCCCGCGTTGCCGAGTCCGATGGCATGGCATCCACCTACACAGTGTGGACGGAGAAGGGCTTCACCCTCGACTTCCACGACGTGTTCCGCGACGCATCCGGTCAGGTCTACCGGGTCACGTCTCAGGGCGGGGACGAGGAGACGCCAGCATCCGCAAGCTTCCAGCTTGAGCACGTAAGCGCCGAGAGGTGGCAGCTCGCATGACACCGGAGGCGGCTATCTACACATTCCTCAGCTCGTTCGGCGTGCCAGCCTACCCGTCATCGTCCGTGCCAGACCAAGACGGACCGCTTTGGCAGGGCTTCCCGTACATCACCTACGACCTCGTTCTGGGCGAGGCGATGGATGTGGAGGTCAACATGCCCGTCAACGTCTGGTACCGCACGGAGAGCGAGGCGGAGCCGAACGCCAAGGTGCGTGAGATTCACAACGCAATCGGGCGCGGCGGCGTGCTCATCCCGTGCGACGGCGGCGCGATGTGGGTCAAGCGCGGCTCACCGTGGGCGCAGGCCATGACCATCGACGGCGAGGACGAGCTGGTTAAGCGCCGATACGTGAACATCAACATCGAGTTCCTGACCTCGTACTAGGAGGACAACATGAAATACACTCAGGTGCCTACCGACACCTTCAAGAGCCTGCAGCTCAACGCCGGATTCCTCACGAGCGATTTCGACCCCACGAACGGCAGCGTGACCGCAGGCAGCATCCTCGGCGCCACCACGGGCGGCGTCAGCTTCACGGCCACCCCGACCTACGTGGACTTCGGTGAGGACGTGGACAACGTTCCCGCGAACACCATGGAGCTGAAGAAGCTCGACTCGTGGGCGGCTAACATGAGCGGAACGTTCGTCACCGTCACCGCAGCGCTGACCAAGACGCTCCTCGGTGCAGCTGACACCGCGTCCAACAAGGTCACCCCGCGTGCCGACCTTCTCGCCTCGGACTTCGATGACATCTGGTGGGTCGGTGACTACTCCGACGTCAACGTTGACAGCGGCTCCGGTGCCGACAGCCACACCGCAGGCTTCATTGCCATCCACATGATGAACTCACTCAGCACTGGCGGCTTCCAGATTCAGTCGGCGGACAAGGGCAAGGGCAACTTCGCCTTCACCTTCGAGGCGCACTACAGCATGTCCGACATCGCCACGGTGCCGTTCGAGATTTACGTCAAGGCTGGCGAGTAGGAGACCGTATGAAGCTTTCTGAGCGCAAGGGCGAAGAGGTCCTTGACATCATCGCCGACCTGATTGACCCGGTGTGCGCAATCGCGCATGATGCTGGCGAGCTGTTCGGGCCTGTCGAGGTGCCGGACGGGGCATCGGGTTCGAAGGTCCTTCTGGCGCGTGTCCGAAAGGCCGTCCCCGGAATCATCCGCAAGCACAAGGGCGAGCTTATTACCATCCTTGCCACGGTCAACGGAGTCAGCGAGGACGAGTACAAGGCCAACCTCACCGTCCCACAGCTCATCAAGGACGCATACGACCTGCTGACCGACAAGGAGCTGGTCCCTTTTTTCGGCTCGTCATCGGAGGGCGTGAGTCCGTCGAACTAGGTCTTGGGCAGTACAGAGGCCCCAAGACCCTCAAGAGCTTCAGCCGATACGCCATGGCGCTCCACCGCGAGAGGCAGGAGACCATGGCGTATCGTTTGTACGTCACGGAATCGCTGAGGCTCATCCCGCAAGGGAAGTATATAACGCAATCCTTCAGCGATGCGCTCAAGCCATCCAGCGGCAAGGACGCTGACGGTGACGCAATCGTGAGGGAAGTCATAGAGAGAGCGGGGCTGGTGGTGAGATGAACCTACTTGACCTCATGGTTAGGGTCGGCGTCGAGGACGATGCATCCGAGGACGTCGAGAGCATATCAGACGGAATCATAGGCAAGCTTGGGAGCGCGGCAAAGACTGCGGCAAAGGCCCTAGGGGCCATGTGGGCCACGAGCAAGGTTGTCGAGTTCGGAAAGGCGGCGTTCGATTCATACAGTCAGCTTCAGCAGCTTGAAGGCGGCGTTAGTAAGCTGTTCGGGGACAGTGCGCAGACCGTCATGGACAACGCGCAACAGGCGTTCGGAAGCATCGGCGTCTCTGCCAACGAGTACATGCAGCAGGTCACCAGCTTCTCGGCTGCACTCATCAACGACTTGGGCAACGACACTGCCGAGGCGGCGAGGCTTTCAGATGTTGCGATGACCTCGATGGCCGACAACGTTTCAATCTTCGGCTCGGACATGCAATCCATCCAGAACGCCTATCAGGGATTCGCCAAGCAGAACTACACCATGCTTGATAACCTCAAGCTCGGATACGGCGGAACCAAGACGGAGATGGAGCGCCTGATTGCAGACGCGAACGAGTACGCGGCGAGCATCGGGCAGGCGTCTGACCTCAGCATAGACAGCTTCGCGGACGTTGTTCAGGCAATCGACCTCATCCAGCAGAAGCAGGGCATAGCTGGCAATGCAGCAGCCGAGGCATCCAAGACAATCGAAGGCTCGCTGAACGCGACCAAGGCGGCATGGCAGAATCTTGTTGCAGAGTTCGGAAAGCCTGACGCGGACATTGGTGCAAGAATCGCCGACATGTTCACCGCAATCATGGGTGAGGGCGGGGAGGGTGGCCTGCTCCGCAACGTCACGAACGAAGTCGGCGTGATTGTCGGCAACATGGTCGGAGCCATATCCAACGGCGTCGAGCAGGGCTTCGAGTGGCTTGTGGCGAACGGTCCGAGCATCGCGCTCGATGCGGTCAATGGCATCATCGACGCAATGACCAGCGCAACCGAATCAATCGAAGCGTTCGACCTGTCGCAGCTATTCGCAGACATGGACATCGGTGGGATAGCCGAGAAGGTGTCTGAGCTTTTTGGGAACGTAATCGAGATTTTCAACGAGTGGTCACCGGACATAGCCGAGGCTGCTGGACAGCTCATGACGAGCATAGGCGAGTTCGTGTCCACCAACGGCCCGGTCATCATGGAGAAGGTCGGCGAGATACTTGGCAACATCGGCAGCTGGATTGTCGAGCACGGGCCTGAGCTTGTCGGTGCAGCCGCAGAGGTCCTAGCCTCCATCGTAGACTGGGCGGTGTCGCATGGACCAGAGATAGTTGAGGCCATCGCTGGCATAGTCGGGAACATAGTTGAGTGGCTCATCCAGAACGGCCCGACCATCCTCGCCGCTGCGGGGGAGATGATATCGAACATCGGTCTGGCAATCGCCGAGCATGGCCCGCAAATCCTGAACAACATAGGCATTGTGATAGGAATGGTCATCGGCTACGTCGCGCATGCGGCGGCTGAGATGTTCACCGCTGCCGTGGAGTTCGTCGGTGGATTGGTAAACGGCAGCACCGAGGAGGGCGAGAGGGCACGCGAGTGGTTCGCCCAGCTCCCGCAGATGTTGCGCAGCGCGTTCGGTAACGTCAGTTCGCTCTTGCTCGGCGCCGGTTACGAAATCATATCCGGCCTGTGGGAGGGCATGAAGTCGGCGTGGAGCGGACTCACGGACTGGATTAGCGGACTAGGCTCGTGGATTGCCGCCCACAAGGGTCCGAAGCAGTACGACCTCGCCCTGCTGGTCCCCAACGGCCAGTGGATTATGCAGGGCCTCGACAAGGGCCTTCGCTCAAGCATCCCGCAGATACAGAAGACGCTCGATGACGTCACAGACATGATGAACGTAAGCGCAAGCTTTGGAACGTCGGCGTCGTTTGGCAACAAGCTGCAGAGCGCGTCGGTGGCTCCGAACGGCGGCACCGTCTACAATAACTACTACATCGACGCCCATGCCGTGACGGACGAGAGGGTTGCGTCAGCCGTCCTCACCATCGTCAATCAGGCCGAGACATTCAGAGAGATGGGCGTGACCGAGACGGGGGTTGCAAATGGCTAAGGTCACAAACATCGTCATTCAGGTCGTTGAGGGCACCAAGCGGCAGGTGAAGGCCGACTGGAGGTTCGGTGACTCACACATCGACCACTACGAGATTCGCTGGGACTGGTACACCAAGCAGAACGGGTGGGTGTACGGCAACGTATCGAGCGTGAAGCCCGCCCAGTCGCTGTGGAACGTGCCCACTGGCGGTGATGCCTACAAGCAAATCCGAATCAACGTCAGGCCCATATCGACAAAGCGCACGGAGCAGTACCAGACAACGAACTCGTCTGGCAAGGTGGTCACCAAGGACCGTCAGGTAGACTGGTTCAGTGCCGAGTGGGTGACCTCGGAGAGCTTCGAGGCGTGGAACGCATTCGCCGATGACATGCAGGACAAGTGGGCGGCGTCTGACGCCTACTGGCAGGGCGTCGAGTACGGCGGGCTTGGCGCGTGCTACGCATGGCAGGCATCCATGAGGGTCAGGGGATACTACCTGTTCACGCTCATCGAGACGTCCAACGTAAAAGACCCAAGCACCGGGCTTCCGTATGGGATGCGTGCATACACTGGCACAAGCCAGCACGAGACGAAGCAGTTCCCGCGCCTGCTATGGTGCACGATGGTCAAGAGTGACGCGCAGGCATCCGAGTATTGGCCCGAGGCCGTTAAGCTCTACAGGAGCGCTTCGGAGCAGTACAAGCTATCCGCAGACGCCTACAAGCGTGGCAAGACCGATAGCCGCGTCACACAGACGATGATAGACACGGCCACCAAGTACGTCACGACCTACAAGGACAAGGCCGACCAGCTTGAGGACCAGATAGCCGAGGCAGAGAAGAAGCGGCTCAAGACCTACTTCGAGACGAAGGCCAAGGAGTCCGCCAACCTCGCCGCCACGAAGGTCACGGATGCAGCCAACAAACGCAAGTCCAAGCTCTACGGTGACGCAGCCGCAGCCGAGAGGCTGGCCGCTGACTACTTCAAGAAGGCCGCGAGCTACTACACGCAGGCCATGGGCTACGTCGAGGGCGCTGACGCCAAGGACCAGTACAAGACTAGGTGGGTTGACCCAAACGAGAAGAAGGCAAGCAACGCCACGAGCCGAGCGTCAAGCGACGAGAAGAAGCAGAAGGACGCCGAGGCTCTGGCAGCAGAGAAGTCGGCGGCACCATCGGCACCGAACAACCTGAGCATCGTCCGGTCAGGCGGCAGCGCGGTTCTCACCGGAAACGACACGGCCACATGGTCGAAGCTCATCGAGGTCCAGAGCTATGACTACGCCAAGTCGGCATGGGTGGCAAAGGGCACCGTTGGGGTCACCGAGGGCAGGACCGGGACGTTCCGCTACAGCGAGTCCGGTCACGTCGCTGGTGACAAGGTGCGCATCAGGGTCAGGGCGCTGCTTGCCAACGAGAAGACGGCATCGGCTTGGGTCACGTCGGACGTGCTTGAGTGGCAACCCGCAGCGGGAACCGACCTCAAGCTGACCGTCACAAGCCCCACCACGGTCAAGGTCGAGTGGAAGAACGCTGGCAGGACAGGCGATGAAATCGAGGTGCAGTACAGCACATACTTTGTCGACGGCCAGACGGCATGGGCTGCTGGTGCCCTTGACGCAATCACCACCAAGACGGTTGACGGCTCGCCGACCGTCTACACCATCACGGGCCTTGAGTCTGGCAAGAAGGTCTACGTCCGAGTCAGGAGGACTAACGACGTCGGTGGCACGTGGGTCTACGTTGACACGAAGGCCAAGACCGTCACGGCATCCGCAACACCACCGAAGGCGGTGGTAAAGCTCGCGGCGCTGACGAACCTCATGGCAGACTACGTTCAGAGCGGCGAGGTCATCGCCCTTCGCGTAAGGTTCTCGGGGCTGGTCGAGACGGGTGCCGAGCTTGCTGTCGAGTACTCAGAGGTCGCCAACGCATGGGCGCTTGGGCTGACAGACCAGATACAGACTATTAGCTATGAGCCTGCCGAGGGAGCAAGGTCGCACGTGACGAGCGTGACGGTGGAGGTCGGGAAGACCTACTACGTCCGCGTGTCGAAGTCTCAGGAGACGTCTGTTGTCATCGCCACGCTGTCCTCGTCGGCGGTGAGGCAGTCGGACGGCATAGCCAAGGTTGCCATACCAGCCACGGTTGTCCCGGCGCTATCCACGCCAACAGACCTCCGCATCACGGCACCGTATGCGGAGTCGCTGCGGCTTGACTTCGCCGCGACCGCAGGCACGGGTGACAGCTTCGAAGCACAGTACACATCCAACGCCTTCGCATATGATGACAACGCGCTTGGGGATATCCAGACAGCAACCCTCGATGCCGAGAGCGTGAGCCAAGGGGCAACCCGTCAGGTGCTCACCATCAGCGGCCTTGAGGAAGGCACGACCTACCATGTCAGGGTGCGCAGGAAGAACGGCGAGCGGGTCAGCGAGTGGACGGGCGTTACCTCACAGTCAACGATGGAGGGCGAGGGAACGACCGAGGTTCTGTACGCGCCAATCGTCACCTTCTCATCGGAGGCTCGCGAGGTCGGCAGCGACGTGACCATATCGTGGCTGCACAACTCCGACAGCGATTCAGTCCAGACCGCCTACAACGTCGAGGTCACCTCCAACGGCGAGGTCATCGCTAACGTCCAGCAGGAGTCCTCTGACAACTTCGCAATCATCAGCCTTGCCGACGTGGAGGACGGCAGCGTAATCAACTGGCGCGTGAGGACGGCAGGAGCAGTCACCACCGCATGGTCACCTTGGAGCGCCATGCAGTCGTTCATGGCCTTCGCCGCACCCACCGCAGGCGTTGCCGTGACCACATCCGGTGGCATCAACGTCGGGACGAACCTG